ACGTTGGACATCGTTTAGTGAAATATTTGCAGGCTTACCATCAAGAGCAAACAACTCTTTGAAATGCACGATGTAATACTTGCCACGCTTATGAAGAATGTGGCAGGATTGATACAGTTTACGCTCTTTGCGGGATGCTACACCGATACGGGTAAGTGTCTCTCTAACCTTAAGAAAGTCATCAGGTTCCTTAAGAGAAACCTCCAACATATCCTCCTGAGACCATGCGATTTCCTCGCTCATCTTTTTCCTCCGACATCAAGTTTTGATTTAATAACTTCAATCTGCTCCTTAGTCAAGATTCTCATAGCCTGCTGAGCTTTCTCAGTATTGTAGCCATAATATTGCTTCACGAGATCTATGTCGTGATTCTTTTCTTTTTTATCCCAAGGAGAAAATCTTTTAGATTTCCTGATACTATATAGGAAAAATTGATATTGAAGGTCATTATCAAGATAGGGACAACCATTCATAGCATTAGCATACATCACCGTATCAAGGTGTTGTGCTAGGCATTTGTTGATAACATACGCAGGATATTTCTTCATCGCTCTCTCATCGGTAGTGAGATCGCCCTGCTTTAGATTGATACTGTTGAGATAATCTTTAAGGGGGATCTCATGACTCATACCGAAAGAAGCTCCAGAGGTGAAGGGGGATAAAGGTCGTAGTTAGCAACTAGCAATTCAGTTTTATTCTTATTATCTGCTCGATGTTTCATACCATATGTGATCTTGAAGATCTCTTGGTGGAAGTCTTGATATGCTTCCTTTAATTCATCATCATTATTATACGTTACCATCCAATCCCAAGGACAGATCTTACAATTCTCTACAAAGTCCTTATGATTAAAATCTTTATGCATCTTAGCATCAGTGCCATACAAAAATGATTTGATTTTGTATGGAGGATCTAAAAATACAAATACATTGTTACGCTCACTCTCTGCATCATTCATCACATCAGTGTAATCAAGGTTAGTGATGTGCCAATTCTTAATTACCTTAGAGATATCCTTCAGGTTTCGTGCACCACGAGTGGTAAAGTTTTGACGTGATGCTGTAGCAGAGAAGGAAGAGTTTTCTGTCAACCCGCTATAAGAACACTTATTAAGAATCCAAAAAAGCACAGCTTTATCAAAAGAGTTTGCTTCGGATATACTTTCTTTAGCAGACTTAAATAACTCTCTGGCGAGATCTTCGGTGAGGTTGTTTTCTTTAGCTTCAACCAACGCATCAGATAGATCATCACCATTCTTTTGGAGATTGATCCAGAAGTGGTAAAGGTATTCATACTTGTCATTTACCCACACAGGGATATGAGGATATTTCTGAGAGAAAAGGAGAGCGACTGATCCTCCACCAAGGAAGGGCTCGCGAAACTCACCAATATCTTTCGGAAACTTGTCAATTAGTTTAGGTGCTACCCTTGACTTACCGCCAGGATAACGAAGAGGAGTTTTCAAATACTTCATTTTGTAAGATCCATGTATGCCATAGGTTCGTCCCATGGTCCAATATTTACTTTGCCTGTAGGCAGTGCATTGAATGAGATAGTCCACCTATCATAGTCTTCTAGGTGTCTATCTGACTGATGCATCAACCATGAGGGGAAGAGAATCAGTTTACCAGGCTCTGCATCGATTGCAGCATGAGGACCATAATGATTTTCATTGATGACCTCAGATACAACCTCCATAGAATCATAGTTTCTCTGACTCAACGGGTCATGGAAGACAGTAGGAGCACCCTCTGTGATATAAAACACAGCACTGATGTAAGACATCGGATGTCTGTGTAGAGGATGACCCACTCCACTTCTTGCAGGGGCACGATTTGCCCACATAGTAGAGATCTTTAACTGATCACAATGTAGTTTATGATGTAAATGATAGTCTGTCAATGCCGCATAGAAAAACTCTTTGAGATCATAGATAGGACCTTCTTCAATGGTCTGCAACATTGGCCATGAAGTCTCTACACCTTCTGGGAAGTTGTTTTGCCTGAATTCTGTATTCTCCAACAACCAATCTGTCAACATTGGCCAGAAGTCTGAGTCAAACTTAGACTGATACGTCCTAACCTTTACTGGAAACAGATCTATATCTTTACCCCACTTCACTTAGATACCTCTAACTTCAACATATAGGTGTCACCACCATGATTAATCTCACCACTAGGGAATGAATTACATGCCACGGTGTAACGATCTTCAGGATCATTGTTAGGTAAACTACCGTGGATCAACCAACCAGGAAAGACAACGAATCTACCTGGTTTTGCCATACTATATGATCTAATACCTGTAGTGGCACCCTTCCTACTCTCAACGTGGAGGTGTGCCCATTCACGTTGCTGCACAGGGTCTACAAAGTATGTAGGAGGACCGTCTGTAAGGTAGAAGACACCGCTGTAGTAGGACATAGCGTGTCTATGGGCACTGTGATACCACCCAGACCATGCTGGAGACCAGTTACCCCATGCTTTGTTTGCCTTCAGAGAGTCGCATTCCAGCGCCAGATCCTCAGCAATCTCATCAAAGCATGACTGAAACCAATCCATCATGAATTGATACTTAGGATTAGTTTCAACAGACTTACAAGTCTTTACACCTGTAGGGACGTTATCATTCTTCCAAGTAGGCTCTTCCTTAAACAACTTAAGGCACTCAGCAGCAACATCCTTGTTGTAGAATTCATAGATCTCTACGGGAAAGATAGATTCTTTTTTCATAATACTCTTATGTTAGCAATACCATCATTAATTCGGCCAGTGGGTAAAGCATTGAAACTTACAGTATATCTATCTTCCTCAGCATATGCTGTGTCATGCACAAACCAAGATGATACATTTACCTGCTTCAGCAGAGATTGTTTCAAATACAGGAGCATTCTGATTGAATCCTTCTGTAGAGATAGTTGGTTTAGTATACAACTCAAACTGACCAAAGGATCGCATCTGAATAGGGTCATAAAAGACCGTAGGTGCACCGTCTGTGAGGTATAGAATACCACTCCAGTAAGAGTTAGCATGTCTATGTGCTGTGTGCCTCACGCCAGGACGATAATAGTTTGCCCACATGGACGTAACCTTGAAACCATCACAGTCATAATTCCAAGTATCTTGAATCTCATCAAGACATTCATGAAAGAAGTCTACCATAGGTTCGAATGCTTCGAGCTTATGTAACTCCAACCATGTATTAAGAATGCCAGTCTCATTCCTCTGATCTAATTTTTGTTTCTGTACATGAGAAACCCAGTCTTCCTCAGTGGAAAACTGGAATTCAAATACATCTACTGGGTATAGTTTATTTACTTTCATCGATATACATTGTGCCCCAACCTTGTGTTGCATCAGACTTATGCAAGAGGACTCCATCAACTTTGTTGATCAAGGACTCAAGAGAGTAATGCAGTTTGCGATATCCACTCCCGACGTAGATCTGACCAAACACTACTGCAATAGTAGCAGCACCCCAGAAATAATAATAGTAACTAGACTTAACTTGCTTTTTCATTTGTGTCACTCACGAAAAGATTATCTAAAGATCCTCTTTCTGGTTTCAAGAAAAACTCAGAATGATGCTTAAAAATGATTGGATCGTATCTACTATACAACAACAGTTTCTTAAAATCAATATCTGCTGGTTTTCTCTTCCAATTATCTCTATCTAGATTTGGACATTTACCGTGTATAAACTTCCCATCTTTACGAAGAGGTATCATACTTACAGGAGTTTCCCAAATCAACTGTCGGTATTTTGTCATAAGCACATGGTAGAAGTAGTCAACATTTTCTGGACCTCTCTGCCTTCTTCCATTCTTCAAATGTGGTGCAGTTGCTCCACCACCTTGAAAGTTAAAATTGTATCGAGATCGATAAACTCTAACTCCGCTTCTTTGATTCATCCCATAGTCTAGTTGAGATTGATAGACAACTTTCTTTACCTGACCTCGTACCCAACCTTCTGGTTTCTCAATGAGCAAATCAGCACCTTCATCAACAAGAGGCGTTGCAACATTGATACCTTGTGAGAGAAAAAATACCTTTACAAGATCCTCACAAGCATTCCCACCAAACTTAGTTGATCCATCTTCTCTACGGAGAGGTATAGTTTCCTCTTCCAACAAAGGTGGCATACATGGGACTAATCGTTGGGCATTTGGCGATCTACTCATTTATATTCACACCTCATCATTAACTCAGTCAAAAACGCAACCATATTAATCTCTTGATCAACCACAAAACCAGACTTGTATTGATACTCAGAGATAACTAACACCGCCTCAGGAATAGATTTGGGTTGTAGATAGTTATAAAGGTTATCATAGATCTTTCTCATGATTGCCTGAGGTTCATTGTCAAGATTCTGTGTAACCCACTTCTTCATGTTGGTAAACTCTTTACCACGAAGATACTTAACTAGATTAGAAATCTGAATATCATTAGCAACACCAAGGATACCAGTATCAATCTTACCTGTAGATGAATAACGTTGCAACTCATTGAGTGTGCGACGGAAATCAGGGAAATATTTCTGCAGGACTTCAGCAACAACCTTAGGTTCGTAGTCTACATTCTCATTACCTAGGATCTCCTTCACTCTATTGAAGAAGTTTGCTGCCATAGACTGTTTCTCTTTACCCTTGAGAGAGAATTCTACTACAGAGCATCGAGAGTGAAGGGGAGAGATGATCTTATTCTTGTAGTTACAAGTAAAAATGAATCTACAATTCCTCTGAAACTCTTCGATGGTTGCCCTAAGGAGCAGTTGCACATCAGGGGTAGTATTGTCTGCCTCATCTACAATGATGATCTTGTGTTTGCTCTCCGAATAAAGTGAAACTGTAGACGCAAAAGCTTTGCACTGATTCCTGACCGTATCCAAGAAGCGACCCTCGTCGGACCCATTGATAACCAGATAATCTGATCCCAACTCCTCACAAAGTGCTTTCGCAACCGTAGTTTTTCCAACACCAGCAGACCCCGCAAGCAGAAGATTTGGAATCTCACCTTGTTGCAGGAATCCTTTGAAGATTTCTTTGGTGCTGTCAGGAAGGATGCATTCATCAATAGACTGTGGACGATATTTTTCAACCCAAAGAAACGTATTCATCAATTAGGCTCGAGTGCGATGTAGTAGGACAGGTGGGAGTGACCAGTTGCCATCCAGCAGGAGGCATTACGAGTAGAGATCGTAACGTGATAACTACCAGGAATAATCTTAAGATTCTCTACCTTCAGACAGTAACAGATCTCATCTTCAGAAAGCACAACGTTGCTATTCGCAGTGTTGAGTGCCACATTCTGCAGTGGAAGTGAGAAGACATTAGAAGATTGATTCTTACGGTCCTTCACACAGATGCTGTATTCACCTTTATAACCAGTGATACAGATATCTTCAACACCATATACTGCTGCTGCCTTCAGAAGTTTGGCAAGATCATCAGCAGGAAGATCAAAGTTGAAGTCCACGTCAGGGAGATCAAGATTGAATTCTTTAGGCACAGTGACAATCATTTCAGGGTCACTGTAGTAGTATGTGGTCTTCGCCTTGGTCTTCTCATCGAAGATCAATACCTTCTTATCATCAACAAATCCAAGGACAGGATCGTCAAACAGACTCAGAGCACCGAGAAAGAGAGGAAGATCATAGATTGCCATGTCAGCAGGGAAAACATCATTCATTCCACACACGGAGATGATGCTCTTACTAACAGACATGGTGCTCAAGACACGTCCTGCACGAATAACAATGGACTTGTTGATAGTAGCGAAGTTTTTAAGATACTCAATGGTGCTTTTACGCAACTTGAGTGTTTCAAAATCAGTTGTTTGGGACAGGTTTGCCATATTATTGAGGATAAGATTCGCGGGATACTGATTGGTCGCTGAAGTAGATCAGCAACACTGCATAGTGTAGCACCTTAAGTAGATCACGTCTAGCGGTGCCTTTCTTGTCATAACGAGAGGCATACTTTAGGATGTTACTCCTGCAGAATGCCTCAGCGTCACCACAAGCATTGATGAGATCAAGAGTTTGGATACCCTCAGGACCACTAGAGTAGTGTGCCCTGTAGGTATCCGTAATATACTCTTTCAACTCTGTGATGATCGCATCTTCATTGTATTTGTTTGCCATAATGAAGTCGGTGGTTAATTTATATGATATCAAAGACCTAGGTTGTTGTCAACACTTACGTCACCGTCAATTTTATCATACAACTCAAGGA